CCTTCAACAATTTTTGTTTTTGAGCGGAGATTTGGCTCTGGCTTATAACCATCCAACCAAACATATTCTACTTTATGTTTCATATTTCTATCCATCACAACTTAAACAATCCGGGTCAGTAGCTTTCACAGCAATATCACCACGAAGAACTGACTCCGTTCTCATATAATAAAGGGTTTTGATACCCTGCTTCCAAGCTTCCATATGGACTTGGTTAATCCACTTTGGAGTTGCTTGAGATGGAAACGCCAAGTTTAGAGAAACCGATTGGTCCACATATTGTTGTCTGATTCCAGCTTGTTTTACCAAATCTAATTGGTTAATCTCTTTAAACGTTTTGTATACATTCTTTACCCAATCAATTTCTTTATTTTGGAAATTAGATTCAGTCATATCAGCACGATTGGTCAACTTACCATTGATGAATCCCCAATTGTCAAGTTCTACAATATCTTGTACTGAACCACCATCTTGTAAGATTTTATCCCAAGTTTCTTTATTGTTGATACCAATTTTACGGAATACTTTTTCCAATTCAGGGTTTCTACGAATAAAGGTTCCTTTTGCGGTTTGTTCGGTAAATACGTTAGCAGCCCAAGGTTCAATACCTGCGGATACATTACCACTTAATTTTGAGTTTGATACCGTAGGTGCGATAGCCATCAAGTGAGTATTTCTCATACCTGTACCAACACACCATAGTGGTTCACCCAATTCTTCAGCCATAGCACGAGACGCTCTTTCAGCTTCAATACGAATACCAGAGAAAATCTTACGAGTTTCAAACTGAGCGGGTAATCCTTCAAAAGAAATACCTTTTTGTTGTAAGTAAGTATGCCATCCAAGAACTCCAAGACCAAGAGCACGACCCTTTTCAGCTGAACGAACTGAATTCTCAAATCCTCTCATATTCTTTGCTCTTTGGATAAACTCTTCAAGAACACCATCCAAGAACCAAATTGCGGTATAGATAAGGTCGGTATCTTTCCACTCATCGTATTTAGCCAAATTGACTGATGATAAACAACATACAAAAGAGTGTGATTCATCCGTGTGAAGTGTAATCTCACTACAAATGTTAGTCATAAAGACTTTTAATCCGTTTTGTTTGTAAGCCTCTGGATTTTGTTTGTTTACATTACCCTTAAACATAATGTAAGGTTCGCCAGTAGCTTTTCTTTTCTGAAGTACCTTACCCCATTTTCTACGAGCTTCAGCATCACCCTCTTCAAGTTTTCTCATAAACTTATCACCAATGATTACCGATTGGTGTAGATTTAGGGACTGGCGGTTTACATCACCCTTTGGTTCACGAATTTCAATCCACTCATCAAAGTCACCGTGTTCAATGTTTAGGTTAATGGCAGCAGCACCTCTACGAACTGACCCTTGGTTTGTAGCAAGGATGGTTGAATCATAGATTTTACAAAATGGTACTACGCCATCGGATGTTCCGTTACCCGTAATTCGTGACCCAGCAGGTCTAATCATATTTACACCAATACCAACACCACCACCGTGTTTGGCGAGTAGCATCATTTCAAGGTTTTTCGCCCCAATTTCTTGGATTGAATCACCGACATCAATACCGAAACAAGAAATCGGAAGACCCCTATCGGTGCCAGTATTAGAAAGTACAGGAGTAGCAAGATTAAGCCACCCACGCCAGATATAATCAAAAAACTTGCTAGCAAGATGAGGTTTACCCAACCTACGTGCAACAGCTGTTGAGACTCTCCAATATGCGTCTTTTGGAGTTTCTCCTGCGAGGAGATATCCTTTTGAGATTGTTTTAACATAAATTTCAGTATTACCCCAAATTGGGAAATCTACTCCAAGCTCCCAACCTAGCTCTTCTCCATAGTTCTTTGCCATTAGTTTTCCTCTTTTACAAAAATTCCGTTTTGAGTTTTACCTTTGCGGTCTTTGATTTCATTCCAAGCGGATTCCAAACACTCTGATGGTTCGTATCCTAATTGTTTAGATAAAATAATCAAAGTGACAAAAGTATCACCCAACCCATCTTTAATTTCATCATCCTTACTCTTGAGCATTGCGCCCATAGTTTCCCCCAACTCTTCCATCACTTTCATAGATTGTTTTGGAGCGTTTTCTTGGGATAGGATTCCCTTATCATCAGCCCATTGGGTGATGTTCTCAATTAATTCATCAAATGTTTTCATATAATTTATTTTAGAAGATATCTTCCCAATCCTCACCCTCGTTTGCCTTGGAATAATCGGTTGGGCGTAATGCGAAAAAGTCAGTATGAGTCAAACCGCCTGTCAAGTGGTAGAACCACTCCAATTGGTCTGCGGATTCTTTTTCGTAGTTAAAGTGTGGTTCATAACCTAACTCTACCAATTTTTCATTAGCTCTTTTACGAATGAAGTTTTTCAAATCTTTTGCTTTAAGATTTTCAAGGTCACCCATCTCAAACATTTTGTCAATAAAGTTTTCTTCAAGCTTTACAACTAATTCAGCAGCTTCAAGAACCGAATTTCTGACATCATTTTTTAAACTTGGAAACTCATCACAAATGTGTCTGAAAAGTTGACATCCCATCTTTGAGTGAAGTGATTCATCTCGTACCGACCACTTCATTTGTTGACCAATACCCTTTAAGAGGTTTCTCATTTGAAACGAATACAACACAGCGAATGATGAATACAAAGAAACACCTTCAGCAAACGCTGAAAAGATTGCTAATGACCTTGCAACATCTTCTCTAGCATCCCTATTCCACTTCAAATCCTCGTGAGTGTATTCTGCTTTAGTTTGAATCAAAAGTTCAAATTTCTCAGCAGTTGCAGGTTCGTGTAAGAACGCAGCAAAATCTTCAAGACCAAGTGTTTCATTCAAGTATGAGTAAGCGGTAGCGTGAATAGTTTCTTGCGAACCAAACATCATAGCCATTTGTTTGATTTCGTGTTTTGGGAACCATTTGGTTACCATACCGGTCCAATAGTCTGAAACCGCACATTCCGTTTGAGCAAATCCTAATAAAATGTTTCCTACCAAGTTTTTTTCGGAAACTGACAAATTTTCATTCCAATCTTTCACATCACCCTGCATTGGGATTTCGGTGTGTAGCCAGAACGCTTGAGCTTGTTTCAGCCAACCTTCGGTATAATAAACGGGATACTCAAAGGGTTTATATGGGATTCGTTCATCGAATAATGACATACGATTTCTCCTTTAAAAAGTTAAACATATTTTGGTGTGGGTGAATATACATAGTGGTTAGAAATTGATTTCACCCTTCATTTCTTTATATTTCTGAGCAAGTTCTTTTCTTACTAAACTCTCCCCACCTTTCATCTCTTTTTTGGTTTGTTGACCAGAAATGGAATCATCGTTATAGATGGAAATTTCACCGGTTGAAAAGTTGGCTTTTGATGGGAAAGTCATACCATCGGGTCCAAAACGATTTTTGATAACGTGCCATCGGCCAGTTCCAGCAAGTTTGTCTTCAATCTTACGAGAAAGGGATACAACAAAGTCAGCGGTCATCATTTTGGAGAAAGAACCTGCAATTTTTGTACCTGTAATAATGTCATCTTCTGCGCCACTTCGGTTGATTTGAGACGCAGTGTAGATGGGAACTTCATACTCTCCAGCCATACCTCTCAAATCCTCAAAAATGGTTTCCAACTCTTCGTGTCGTTCTTTGTTAGAGGGTCCACGTAGTAGGTCAGCATAGTCAACAATTACTACATCAGGTTTTTTACCTTGTAAAATCATCTTATCCATATGGGCTTTCAATGAAGTTACGCTGGCGGTTTTGGTAGGGTAATGTTTTACAATCAGGTCTCCTTTTACACTCGTAACTGATTTTTTAACATCTTCCATATTGTATTTCAGATTTGCAACTGCAATCTTACTCAAAACAGCATCGTATCGCTGACCTACATACCCTTCATTCAATTCGAGGGTGTAGTGAGCCACGGTCTTACCTAATTTCATCGCCGCCACACCGATGTTAACTAAAGACCACGACTTACCGATGCCAGGAGGGGCGGCAAATAAAACCAACTCACCTTTCCCAAAACCACCTTGCGTAATTTCATCAATAACCTGCCATCCTGTTGATACTACATTTCTGATAGAATCCTCATATCGTTCGGTAATCATAGTTTTGTATTCGTGACCTAAATTAGAATCTTGACCTGCTTTCATAGCATCATCAACTTTCTTTTTAATCACATCATACTTACCTTGTTCCAATAACTCCACGGAGTCAAGGATGGCGTTTTTGATACATTGATTTTTACAAAAGTCAAGGGTTTGTTCTTTAACGTAGTCTAAATCATCACTTTCAAGATGAGTCCACGCAAATTTAAGTGTATCCACTACACTCGTTTTTAGAACATCCCTATCAATAGAATTAATTCGGACTTTCAACACATCAAGCGTTGGTAGTTTTTCATACTCACTAACGTAAGACATAATTTCTTTAACCAACCACTCTGATGCTTCTGAATCAAAGTATTCTGGTTTTAGAATGTCAAACACTTGGCGAGAAAAACTCCTATCACCTAACAGCGCTGATACAATTTTATTCTGGAACGATGTTCCGTATTTACTTCCGAATTTTTCCATAGACACTAATATACAACTTTATTTTTGATTATCCAAATCTTTTTTGATTAGATTATCCAAATTTGAAAATGAGTTTCTTAACCAAGAATCCACATCAGCAAAAGCAGTATATAATTTGTCTCCCATAAACATCTTTTTGAATTCAACCATATCCAATCTATGAGTTCCACCATCCATAATGTTTCGGATGTTTGATGTGATTGAAGATGAGATTTCAGGATTTCGTAGCTGCATAAGGTCAAAGTTCATTCGTATAACATCCACATTATCCATCAATTTTTTTGATAGTTTGGGGTCTACATTAGAACATTCACTTATGAACTCATCCAAGTCCAATTCACCATTGTTTAGAAACTCCATTTTAGATTCTATGGTCTTATCACCCACTCCCTTGACTCCAACTATGTTATCGGACTTATCGCCCGTTAAAACACGATAGAATACAAGGTTTTGAGGTATTACACCATACTCTTCCCTAACGAGGGATTCATCATACATTTTCTTTTTGTTAGAAGACCACACTTTAATTCGTGGACTTACTAATTGGAGAAAGTCTTTATCTGATGAAACAATTACCACTTCTTTTTTGAAGTAATGATTTGCAAGATATGCGATGATATCATCCGCTTCAACGTGGTCAATGTATGTCAAAGATACAGGTAATACTTGTAGGTATTCAATCAGTCGTGAGAACTGATATCGCATTGATTCTTGTTGGTCTTCCAAGTCTTCATAACCAGCCAATCGGTTGATTTTGGTTAGACCTGTACGACCTTCTTTATAACCACTATATTTTGATTTTCTACGTTGGGAACCACCTTTACCATCAAATACAACAACTACACGAGTTGGTTTAATAGTTCGGATAGTGGCTGCGGTGGATAACAAAAAACCTGTTATACCACCACAGTGTTCACCATCGTCATTTAACGCAGGAACTGCCCCAAAGACACGAATGAACTGATTTAGCCCATCTACAATAAGCACTCTATCATTTAGATGTTCATCTTTAACCTCTAAATGTTCTTTCTTAACTTCCTTGAGGAGTTCTGCGTATTTACTAATCATCAAAATCCGTTACTTCAATGTTATCAATGTTTGACTCTGCACTTGATTCTTTGTAAGACATAATGTAAGTATCACAAATCTTCTGATAGATTGATTCTTTCAGTTCAGGTCGTGACTCCATCATTTCTTCAAAGTTTTTGGCTTGGAATTTAATCTCTTCGCCAGTTTCAGTATCCACATAGGTATACCAAGCGCCAGTCTGATTTACGAGTTTGTAGGTCTTCATCATTTCCAACCACGAACCATAATTGTCAATACCACTATCAAAGTAGATATCGTAATCAATAGAACGGAGAGGTGGGCCCATACGATTCTTAATCACCTGAGCACGAGTCTTAATACCTACTACTTGGTCTACACCACCAACTTTTGCTTTCAACTGACCCATTTGTTTGAGTCGGATACGACAAGATGAGTGGAATGCGATTGCCTTACCACCACTTGTAGTCCACGGGTCACCAAAGGATACTCCCAAACGAGTACGGAGTTGGTTTGTGAAGATTAGAGAGATTCGTTCACGACCAATCAAGTTCGTGACCTTTCTCATAGCTTTTGAAATGATAATCGCCTTTTGAGTTGCGTAACCGGCTTGGTCATAATCAGCAGAAATCTCAACTTTGGTAGAAGCCCCAGCAACGGAGTCAACTACGATAGTCACCAATTTCTTTTTATCACCATCCGCTGCTCGGACTGATTCAATAATAGAATCAATAGCTTCAAAGATGTCTTCCACCGTCTCCAATGGAACATACAACATCTTTTTGATGTCAACTCCAATCGCTTCAAGGAACTCTTGGTTCAGTGCGTTCTCGGTGTCAATATAAACCCCAAGTCCACCTTTCTTTTGAGTATCTGCAATAGCGTGAGCTGCGAGTAGTGATTTACCACTTCCTTCCAAACCTGTAATCTCCGTGATACGACCCACAGGCAAACCGCCGTGGGGGCGGTTTGCAATTGCGAGGTCTAACATTGGTGAGCCAGTAGACACCCATTCATCCAAATCGGTAGGTGTTTGTTCTGACCCATCCAAGAAGAAAGCCACCTTGTGGGTGGACTTAAACTTCTTGTTTAGATTAGAGGCTAGAATAGAAGATAGTTCATCACGAGATGATTCTACTTTTTTAGCCATAAATTAGTCGTTGAAAAGGTCATCAAACGCTTCTTTTACATTAGAAGCTTTAGAGGTAGTTTGAGCAGGCGTTGAAGATACTGATACATCAGCAGCTTGTTCTTCACCTTCTTCTACTTTACCAGTCTCCAACCATTGTTGGAGCATTTTCTCCATTTCATCGTAAGATACACGCTTGAACATTGTAGACAAATCAATTTGGTCTTTAGCCAATTCCAAGATGTTTTTATCTTCTGAAATAGGGGTTGTGTTTGGTTTAACACGGATTGAAGTTTCAGGGTAAGACTTACCAACTTCAGCTGCGGTTTTGAATTCCACCGTAACATCACGACCATTCACAGGGTCAGTCAAATCACCATAGTCAGGGTCAGCGAAGAAACCAAGAAGTTCTTGGTAAACTTGCTTACCAAATCCCCAAAACTTAACACCTTCAGATTCTTCACCACGAACCAATACAGGAACGTAAGTGCGCATCTTTGGGGTCAGTTGTTTTGCAAGATTCCAATCTTCACGATTGCCAGTAGCCTTCAACTTTTCAGCAAACTCTACAATAGGGTCAGCCTCACCGAAAGACATCGGAGAGATGACATTCTTACCACCCAAATCAAAGTGGAAGTAAAGTTCAATAAAAGGGTTGTTGGTGTTGTGGATGTACGGAAGGATTCGTACTTGTTGTTTGCCGGGAGTCGGCTTCCAAAGGTTGTCCGTTTTTTGGACTTTTGTCTGAAGAGAATTCAGACGGTTGCGGATTGCGTTTAAATCAATAGCCATAATTGTACCATTTTTTAATTGTTAAACATTAACTTGTCACTAATATACAACATTTGGTTGACAAATCCAAATGAGGTCACTTATTTTTTGAAAACTTTTTTTAACTTTTCAACTTTGTCCATCAAATGTGGATAGTCAATCTC